CCATAGTATATGTAATATCACACTCGCTTAATACGCGTGCTATGTTTGTATGATTATACGCGTCGTAACCTTTCTTGACGGACATGATATTATCATCTCCATATGTCATTAAAGCTACCACTTCTTTGAATAATGGTACTCTCCACCATTTTTCTTCAGCTGCTATCTTATAATAAACATAACGCATATATAAACTATTGACTAAAGAATTTGTAACTACAGTCAACGGATGCCCAGATGGGTTAGATCCATAAAACTGTACCAACGTTCCGAAAAAATCGTATGTTGGTGAGCAAATTTCAGTGGCAATACCACGCATGATTGTCAAATCATCTGCGTCATAATTTCCACTTTCTTCAGCCAAATTTATCAAAATTTTGAAACTTGCCAACATAACTCTGGGAGACATTCTACCATCAAATGATTTGTAATCACCTGCGACGGTTCTATGTTTCCCAAATTTATAAACATGTTTCATCATAGTTGTCCATTCGGGTGATTCAACATTTAATCCAACAGCACACTCAAAAATTTGTTTGTTTTCCTGCATTAATGCAGAGATTGTCAAAAAATATTTCCTCACTAACATGATGAAATAAATATTACAACCTGCAAAAACTCTAACTTTTTTCTTGCCAATTTTTGTTGGCTCATCCTTAAGTGATGCTTTAAATACTGCGTTGATTCTGTCTCCATTTAATAATACTTTTTCCAATCGTGCTATTTCCACTAGCACTTTGGAATCGACATCAAGAGGACGTGTAATACCTTTCACTTTCCTCTCTGAAACTTTAATCAACTTAGTCTTTGGTCCTACCATGGGAAATCCACATGCAGTCTTTAAATTCATAGCATTTATACCGACTACACCGTCCAACCCAGCTAATACTACATCATTACTTAGTTTACCTAAGCGATGTAATTTACCTTTAAGACTAGTTTTCAATGTCATATCGAAATCAACAACTGCCTTATCCAATAATCGCGAATCAAATTTATAAGCAGTATGAGATTTATTCTCAATATCTACTAATTTATGTTCTTGCGATTGCATTGCATAAGGTTTACCGTGCTTTCTCTACAAACCTAAAATTTCAG